TTATAAGCTAATAATCTTAAATCTTTATCTTGTGATTTATATTCTGATATAGTTTTTGTTTTTCTGTTTTTTGATTTATTAATCTTATTAGTGACTATAGATTCTATAATAGTATATCGTGTATTAACTACATCTGATGGATTATAAGTATCAACAGATGACTCAAATTCAAATAATTTATGTATAGATGCATATAATTTATAATTTTTAATTTTGGATTTAAAAAAGTCTGATATAGGGTAATTATTTTTAATCTCTTTAATTAAATTAAATTTTTCTTTTCTTAAATTAGAATTCTTTAACTTACCTCTATGAGTTATAACAAGATCTATCAATTTATTAGCTTTGTTCTCTGAATTGAAACTTTCTTTCATCAACAAATTATATAATTGAAGTTCTTTTCCTAAAGGTGAACTTTTAGAAAAGTATTTTTTTAATAATACAGCCGACTTAGGCTTAGCTTTATTATTTAAGACATCCGCCGTTAACTGTCTGGTTAATAGCTCGAATAAAATACCCGTATTCTTAACTTTATTATGCTTTAATTTTTTCATATATTGACTCCAAAAGATATATAATAAATATATAATTCCTCATATATAAATATAATAAAAATATATTTATTCCTTCATATTTATTAAATATCATCATTAATTATGTTTTTTTCATCCATAAAACTAGAATCCTCATTTTCGTTAAGTATTCCATTTTTTTTAGATTTTGATAAGTTATCTACAATTTTAGAAACTGCTTCTTTAGATAAACTAGTTCCAACACTTTTATCTAATTTATAATCCTTTTTTCCAATTGGATCTCTACCTCTTTTATGTCTATCAGTTTCATATTTAATTGGTTCTTTAGGTCTTCCAGCACCAGGCCAACCACCATTCGGCGTTTCACTATTTTCTTGTGGAGCTTGTGGTGGTGGTGCTCCACCTGAACCAGGACTTCCTTGACCTCTACCTTGCTCCCCTTGCATACTTAAAACTGCCAAATCATGAGGCGTTCCAAATGATTGTTCTGTTTTAAGTGGATCATTACCTTCTCCTAAAATCTGTTCAAATCTAAATTGTCTTTTTTGATCTTCAATTACACCAGCCCTAACTTTATCCATTTCATCCCTATCAAAATTAAAAATATGTTTATATATCCAATCCGAAGATAATAATTTGTCGGTTTGCATAGATGCAGCCAATCCAACTTTTTCACTCCATAATGCAATTTTTTCTTGTTCATAAATTGTAGATGAATTAGTAAGTTTTAATTCAAAATCAATTAACTCAGCGTCATTAAATCCTTGTGAATATAAATGAACTACAGCTATTTTAGTTAATTCTGATACTATAATTCTTTGTATTCTCTCAATTGTTCTTGCAAATCTTACATCTTCAGCTGCTAATGTAGCTTTAGCATTTATATTCTCTTCGTACCCAAGAAATGCTTTTGGTATTTTAAGAGCAGCCATCATTCTATTTCTTAAATATTCTATATCTTCTATAGCAGAATATTCTAATCCACTCAAATTCTCAATACTTGTTCCACTATCTCCACCACGAACAGGTAAGAAATAATCTTCGGTAATATTCATCATATTATATTTTAAATTATAATCACCAGTTTTTTGGTCAATATATGGAGTCTTTTTCATTTTATTAATAACTTGTTGCATATAATTATCAACTTCGTTTGGTGGGATATTTCCAATATCAAGCTTAAACATTCTTTTTTCAGGAGCTCTCATAATTCTATGAATTAACATAGCATCTTCCATAAGAGTTAATTGTTTCCAAACTTTACGAGCACCTTCTAACATTGATTTACCATAAGGTAAGAAATTAGAATCTGAGAGTAATCTAAAATGAGCTACTTCATAATTATCAAGCATTTGCTTTCCAGTTATTCCCTCTAATTTAAATTCTACCTTATGAGGATCGTCAGGATCATCTCCCTCAATTCTTTCAACCTCATAAACAGATAATGGTGTTACATTTGTTACACCATATTTATCAGCAATCTCCATCATTAAATAAAAATCACCATATTTAACTAAATTACGAATCCATGGCCAAAGATTAAATTCAACATTCAATACATCATAAAATAAATTATTTAATACTTCATTTACTTTATCATTTTTTGTAGTTATTTCCAATACATTACCAAACTCATTCTTCATTGTAGATTCATCTGCATACACATCTAGAGCAGAAGATATAATGGAATCAATATCCATAGTTTCATAATCTTGGAAATATTCCATTCTTTGATATGTTTGTTGTAATCCCGGATTATATCCATATTGACCACCAAGCCCATTTCTAATTCGTGTGTATCTATCAATAAAATTAGTTTCAACTTTTCGAAATGCCTGTCTTTGATCAACATCAGATACTTTTAGTTTTCTTCCACCAATATTTCTAACAATTACATTAGAAGAAAATAATCTTTTTAATCTTCTAAAAAGTGATGTATCAGCCATAATACCTCCTTAGTTTTATAATAACCATTTTAAATCTTCGCTCTCTTCTGTTCCTATTTCCCACTTATAAGGATCTTTTCCTACTATAGCAGCATTGTAAATAGGTTGTGATTTTTGAATACCACCAGCAGCCTTTTTTGATATTTCAATTCCTTCTGTTCTTAATCTTAAAGCAGTATCTCTAACCCATAAACCTATAGCTAATGACATAACTATATCATCATTATATCCTTGTAAAGCTTCAGCCCTAAGATTAACAAGACCAGTTTTATAAATAAAAGTAAACAATTCATCGATACACCTAACCGATTTAATTGTTAAAGCTTTTTCTCTAAAATATTGATCCAACTTATCAATAACTAACGGACGTGTTCTTTGAGTCATAGAAAACCCAGCTACCATACTTCTCTCCTCAGCCCTATATTTATTAGTTACTTGATGTTGAACATCAACATAATGTAAATCTTTACTTGTATAAAATAAATTTCCATATCCTCTATCTATAATAACTTGAATAGCAGCCCAACCAATTGAATTGTTTTCAACTATTAATAAAGCATCATTATATTCCGTTGCTACCTGAACACAAAAATTTCCAAATTCTGTTGTATTCATTTTTCCTCTAAACTCAGCAACCTGAGTTACAGTTTCTATTTCAATAACATGTAACGCAGAATAATCCGCACCATCACCACGAGCAACATCAGCAGATACTACATAGGATTTAGAATAATTTGGAGGATCCCATATCCAATAATCACCACCAACCCCTCTCTTTTCTATTGGATCACAACATACATTTTCCTTATACCATTCTAAAATAGCACCATCTACTACAGTATGACCAGAAGTTATAAAATCACAATCACATTCTTGTGATGCTTGATCTGGGCCTAATAGCCTATCTTGTTCATCTCTCCAGTCTTGATTTCTTTCTGGATGAACTGTCCAATGTAATCGTATAAAATTAAAATCATTAGTTCCATCTTCAGCTCCTACCCAAGTTTTATGGAAAAAATTTCCAACACCATTTGGTGTAGATAATACTAAAGCAGAACCACCAGTTGAAAGTGTTTGTTGAGCAGCAGTCCATATAGCATCAACTTTATCAATAAAAGCAGCCTCATCAAGAATAAGTAAAGATAGTGCTTCTGAACGACCTGCTTCTTCAGTAGCAGATATTGCCTTTATCTGAGAACCATTTTTGTATCTTAAACTTAATTTATTATCTTCAACACAAGCAGCTTTTACCCAAGTAGGTAAATTTTGATGCATAACTCTAACCTTTGTAACAAGATTTTTAGCAGTTTCTTGTTTTGTAGCAATAACCAAAATATTTTTATCTTGGTGAAATGTCATCATCCATAATGCATATCCAGCAGATAATGTGGATATTCCTAATTGTCTAGCTTTTAGAATTACATTATATCTATGATTTACTAACTCTGTAAGAGTTTTTTCTTGAAAATCATATAGATTAAATGGTATTTTACCTTTCATCGGGTGTTGAATATAACAGAATTTACGCATAAAATAAACAGGATCTTTAGCGCATTTTATATATTCTTTCTTAATCGCTTCTCTTATATTCGGTTTAGTTGACATTAATCAGTCTCTGTTTTTCCTTGCCAATTACTATCCACATAATTATAAAATTTAGCCTTTTGATCATCACCTAAATCATCTGGTGATTTTATTCCAAATTTTGTTAAAGCCTTTTCAAAGAATTGTTGATATGCAGTTTTTTCTTGCTCATAAACTTTTCTAACCAATTCCTTTAAAGCCGATCTTGTTATTTTCATTTTAATTCTCCCGTAATGGTTGACTTTGTTAAAAATCCATATATAAACCATAAATATTTATTATCAAATAATCCAGGTTCTACCTCTTCCAATCTTTCAGCACACAAATCATATTTTTTATTTACTAATACTAATAAACTATCCTGTTCAAATAGTATAGAATCTTTCAATTCAACTAAATATTCATATTCTTTTACACTTAATTCTAATTCTTTTATTATCTCATTATTTAAACTATCCTTAATTTCGAATTCCCTAACAACTTTAAATAATCCTTTAACTTCATCTCCAGTTAATAATGGTTGTTGACCATATATTAATGAAAAGAAAAAAATAATTAATATCTTATCTAGACGGATCAACAAGTTCAGGTACCGCCTCTCTGTATAGTTTATAAAAACTTGCCGCCATTGATGGATTTTGTTGATATAGTGTTTTTTTCATTATAAATTTAGATATTCCAGGAATATGAGTAGCCTCTGTCATAAAACTATTATCAGAATGGATATGATAAAGACCTTTATATGATACTCCATTATAATAAA